GTATATCCTGAGTTATCAGGTAGATTTGTTGATGCTGACAATGAACCAAAGGAAGATTCAACTGCAACGCCTAAGCTTCTATGAGTAACGCTCATTTATGCCTCCAAATAAAGCAAGTCAAAGGGAACGATAAGGAGATGACCAAGAACCTCACCAACATCATCAGTGATGAGTTCAGCTCTCGATTCCAATGGTATCACTGAGATGATCCCTGTTGTATTAAAATCATATTGAGGACCCTTGATTGTATCAATCAATTTGCCGGCATCCTCATTCATCATGCGAATCTTAAAGCCCTCCTCTTTGGGGATGGCATATCGCACATGTGTCTCGATGGTGACACGCTTTCGACCACTGAGGCCAGCACTGCCGTCATCCATCGCAAGAGTCACGATCTCAAGAGTAAATTGTCTTTGACTCTGAAATCTTGTATTGAGTGGAGAGACGAGACCGGAACCGTCATCAATACAAACAAATCCATGATGGGGATCTGTCTTGGGTTCAATAGCCTCAATCATTGTCTTGATCTTGTCGAGTGATTGAAAGATTCCTCTGCTCATACATTCCTCCCTAGTTTCTTGGAGATGTCAAAAGCAACGGCATTCACAAGAGTATCAATCTCATCATCAGTCAAGCCAATGTAAGGACGTATCTTGTGGACTTCATATCCATAATGTTGAACATGTTTGGTCAAGCCGATTCTAAAACGAGTGTCAGTTGCTTCAAGTACAACAAGATTATTCATCAATTGACCACTCAATACAAGATCAACCTCAGCAGTTTGACCCTTGCCTCCTTGACGCTTCCTTGAATCATTCTTGTACTGTTGATATCCACCAGCATAATAAATTGATTTACCTGTACGAGAGACACGAGTCCCTCCCTTGGGTTTGAGTCGTGCACCTTTGAAAGAGACATACATTGGCTTTGTCGAGTACTTCTTGAACTTCTTACCTTGTGAGCTGATGCCACGCATGGATCGACGCTTGACAGTTGCCAAGGTATTGGATGCAATTGTCTTCGTGTCTTTTGCTGTCCAAATATTACGAGGTAGTTTGAGATTGACCTTGACTGACATTAGTGCCTCATTGATCTCGATGGGGTAAAGCTCTGATCATATTCAGTCTTGTTATAAGTTCTCCATGATGCTCGAAAGTCTGTTGACTTTCCACCATTCTTCTCAAGGTCAAGCTCACCCTCATCAATGACACCATCACCATCAAGATCAAGGTCAACAGATCTCAAGGCCAAATCCATTAACTCAATACATCTCGCTCTCATTGCTTCAGCAGCATCAAGTTGAAGATTCATTTCATAGATTCGAGCAGCTGTGCAGTAAGCATGACAAAGCTCAAAAGCCTCAGCATTAAAGATCTCATCTTCTGTCACGTTGGATGATCCAAGTCTATCCCTGAGCATCAAGGAGAGCTCATCAAGAGAAGCCTTGATTTGTGGTCTAAAGTCAGATTGTCGACGTGGTACCATGTCAGCAAGAGGAGCGAAACGATTCACAAAAGAATCATGATCAAGGCCTGTATCGAAAGGTCGAGGAGTAACCTTGATCACTCCTTTGTCCAAGTTGGATAAATTGTTTTGTCCAAGGTCTGACGTGTATGAAATCAAATATTGAAATGTTCCACTTGTCGCTGTGACGTTAGCTGAGGATGCTGTCACATACCACATTGCAAACTCAATCGTTGCACTTGTGGAGAGGTCAATCTCACGAGGTAAAGGATCAGCAAGGATCGCAGTTGTTCCCACAATACGGACGATCTTGATTGAATACCAAGCATCTCCATCCGTCCTCAAGAATGCAAATACTTGATCTCTTTCCAAAGAGTCAGAGCTTGCGATTGTCAAGGTTCTGCGATCGTTGCCAATTGCTGACACTGAGATGTTTGCTCTTGATTGATTCAAGTTGCTTGTAACATCACTTGATACTTTGAAAGTGATTGAGGGAGTTCCACTAATAGGAGATGGAGCATTCCACTCAAACATATGATCTTGACCGGTGATTGCTTTTCTTATCATCTCTTTGCTCCCGCGTTTGCTTTTGAAATGTCTTTTGTTGTTGCTCTGTCAAGGTCAGCCGCTTTGATGAATCCCTCAGATACAGGACTCCAAGAATGCCGGCAGTTATACCCACCACCACCAGTCTTCACAGGAAGACCTTGTCTGTTGTTGAGCTTTTTCATTTGCGATTCACTCACGACCTTGTCAACCAAGGGACGGCAGAATCGTCTTGTCACTCCATCAATGGGACCGGTGTATAGATAATATCTGAGACCAGCCTCCTCAGCAATGGCAGCAGTTACACTCCTCCCAAACATGGAGAGCTTTGTGTTGACTTCGGTCAATTGTCGACCGGCTGCTGATTGCATCTTCTGAGAGAGTGAGGAGATTGCTTGTGTCATTGGGACGTCGATTGTCATTGCAACGAGTGACTCTCTGACACCGCTTGCCACATTGGGAATAATGACATCATCAAACAGAGTCTCAATAGCTGAGGTCTGCATAACGTCAAGTTGTTCTTGAATTGGAGCAAGCCCGAGGTCGGGCTGAATAATCCTTGTTGTCTTCTCGACAGCTTTCATGATGAGGTCAGCTTGCTCGATGAATTCATCAATTGACAAGTCAAAACCACCACGAATAATAAAATCAATCAACTGCTCTCTAGGTAGAGAGAGGATTGTCAATGGGTCACTTGCTTGGACTGCTGTCTCAAGCGTTTTTAGAAATCGAGTCCTTGATCTATCGAGGACTGATCTCATTGCTTTCTCTGCTTTGATCTGAGTTTTTAACTCATTGATCTTTGCCTTGGTGATACGTGCGACATCTCCCGATTGATTCTTGAGTTGCTTCTCAAGATCTTCGATTGCTAATTGATCAGCATCTTGCTCGGCAAGAAGTATCGTTTCGTGAGTATCGCACATGTCAGTCCTATACTAAGCAATCAGTAAGGATGTATCCAAGAGTCGAGTCGATTGCTTTGAATTGTTGTACTTCTTCAGCATATACGTATCGACGAGTTGCATCAAGACTGTCATATTGACCAGCTTGCATTCCACCGAAATCGAAGTTGAGTGCAGCCACAGGCATTCCTTTAACATTACCACTCTTTTGTACGATTGCGTCAGAACCTTTCATGATGCCACAGAAGATTGTCTCTGTGTTCCAAATTTGAGACTCTGAAGATGTCGCACCAGGTACAGCAGTCTCACGACGAGCTTCACCAACGTAGATGTTTGGAATACCCAAGATGTTGCGTAATACTTCCTTGGTTGCTTCTTCAGTAAGAATGCGGTTACCACTTGCGAAAGCACCTGCACCACTCACGTCACCAGCATATCCACGTACCTCCGGATTACGAGCTAATGAACGGAATACACCACGACCGAAGATCAAAGTATCAGGATTGATACCATGAGCAGCATTGAAGACAAGATCTTTCAATTTGTCGAGACCTGTCAAGGCATCAGTGCCAGCAGCATCAACTTGACCACCCATAACATTGGTACATGTATCATTTGAGAATGATGCAGTATCAAACATTAAGCTTGCAGCACGTTGCTCTTTTGCAAGCATCATTGCGCGACGTACTTTACGAACGATACGAGCCTCTTCACCACCAGGATATTGACTATCAATGATGTCTTCCATTGCGATCGAATCTTGTGCAGAATAGATCTTTGCTTTGAAAGTCAAGTTAGTACGATCAAAAGAACCAATGTTCGCACGACCCGCACCAGGAGCACGTTCAAGGTCAAGACCAACACCAGCACCCATGAAGTTACGACTATTCTCAAGGAGGAATGTTCCGCTTCTTTCAGGGATCTTCACGTTTTCAAAGATTTGGTTTGCGATGAGTTGACTGTCTGAAGGTACAACCTCAGACACGAGGGACGTTAGGATCTCGTCTACTGGATGAATAACACTATATGAACTTGCCATGATTTACTCCTTAAGCGTGAATAACTGTCGGACCAACGAACAAGACAAGAATCTGATCTCCGTCGGCTGCACCTGTTTGATTGATATTTGGAATCATACGAGCAACAGGATATTTTGCTGCTCCTGTTGCGGTCACTTTGCCTGCTGTTGTTGCTGACAAACGTGGTTCAGTCTCAGGAGAAAGAGCACCACCCGCAATAACACGAGTTAGACCAAAAGTGACAACGTCAACAGCTTCACCAGCTGAGGCCGCACGTTGAGCAACACCAACACAAGCAACGTCACCGCCTGCGGTTGTCACTGCAACTTTTCCATTTGCATCGATGCTTACAAGAGCGAATTCAGTGATTGCACTTGCAGCGATAAAACTTTGTATAATTTGTGTGTCAGCCATGATGGTTATCCTCCAAATGCTTGACGGTAGAAGTCTGGGTTTGATTCTCTGAATAAACTGAGTGCCTCACTGTAGTTGATTGATTTCTCTTCAGCTAAAGCACGAACTTTTTGATCAAGTGATTTCTTACTGATCTCTTGACCACTTGCACCATGACCAACCTCCTCAAGAGGTACACTTGAGTTTGACTGACGCTCTGAGAACATTTGCCAAAACTCAGGTTGAAGGTCTTTAATGTTCCAAGCTTTTGAAGCAACATCTTGTTCAGCAGGAGAGATCTTACCTTCACGAAGTAAGGAGCTCACAGCTTCATCACATTTGATTTTGTTGTTTTCAGCTTCAAGCTTTTTGACTGACTCGCGAAGAGCAACAACCTCATTTAATAATGATACGTCTTGAGTGAAAGTCTCAGAGAGTTTTTGTTTTTTCTCTTCCTCGTCTTCCATCATCTCTTCTTTTTTGTCTTCATCATAATGCTCTTTTTTCTTTTTAGCATCATCATGTTCAGCCATCTTTTCTTTGTCATCGTGCTCAGCCATCTTTTCATCTTCAGTCAATGAGGAATCTTTATCATCCATCATTTCCTTGATCTTGGCTTCAAGCTCTTTGACCATTGCATCTTTAGCTTCTAAAGCTGCTTTCAATTCGTTGATTTGATCATCCATCATTGACTCCTCTGCTAAGGTGATACGATCAATTTTATTATGGGATTGTGCTGGTCTTGGTGTGAGAGTGATTGCAAGAAGTTGAGCATCGCCAACTTTGTCACCACCATCACGAGCAAAGATCTCTCCATGGATATACTCTGGAGACGACCACAGGACTCCACCAGCATTCTTGACAACCTCCATCCCTCGCTCGTTATAAGCTGGAATTGCATAGAGGCCATCGTCTCTCATTTCAAGATCAATTATCATTCCAAGGGCAGAGCCTGACTCCGGAGGAGCTGGTGATCCACCTTGAAAAGGTGACGTTGCATGTTGCCAATCAATGATGACAGGATCATGCTCACGTCTTTCTTTGAATACTCGGACAAGCTCAGAGATGAGATTCTGATCAATCTCTTTTCCGATTGCATCTCCACTCATACGAGAAGAGACTTGACCCAAGGATAAAGTTTTAAATGATTTGCCAATGGTCAATCCCTCTGGGACTTCATAAGCATTTGACTCTGAGAGTTGGATTGCTTCTCCATATGCTCTCAATGTTGTTTTGTTGTCTGCTGTATTCATTTGTTTGACGACCTTTCGAGCAAAAGAAAAACCAGCATCTCCACCCCAACCATCCCAAGCTTGACGACCTTTACCATACTCATCCCACGTCGATCCTTTTTTGTCGACCTCGTGGCGTGTGAAGTATGCA